TACGGAATTGACGACGAGTGAGTTCTTTTTCTTCTCCTCTACAAATGGTAATACCAGTTGATTGGTCATGAAAACTGTAAGCTCTTGGTCCAACAGTTAATGTGTATTTATTATCTTTAGCCATATTTCCTAAGATTAAAATAAAAGTTGATTAAAGAGGGGATGGGTCTTTTTAGTTACCCACCCTCTCTGGGAATTTATATAGATGAAACCGGACGTTCTTATTCAAGATTAACCATCAGGTAAGGATCTACGTTCATGAATTCTGGGAATCCGAATTCGGAGAACTTCTTATCTGCAGCCAGCAACAGAGCAGCATCTTGGTACATCTTGGAGAAGCCAGTAGTTAAGCTTGCATAAACAGCCTCGGTTTGGTTAGAAACGATTCTTTCAGATTCCAACATCAATTGACGAGCGGTAAGCTTAATCAAGGCAGCAGATGTATCAATCAACAGCAACTGCTGGTCAGGAGTACCCGGGTGAATATAGAAGTCAGCATTCTTGGGAACCGGAGACTTCACATTCAGTGTAGCTTCTGTTGTACCAGAGTGACGGTCTTTGAATTCTGGTAAATTCAACATTTCAATTGCCTGATCTTCACCACCAATCATAGTAGTAAAGTTACGTCCCATACGAGCAGCACGTACCCAGATATGCAACAGATCTTTATAAGTAATACCATTGGTTGTTTCGTATACACCAATTACCGGGGCAGACTCAGAGCCATCAGGGTTGTTACCATTGATAGCCACGTCCATAGCCAAAGTATCCAAAGCATAACCCAACTGAACACCAAAGTCACGAAGATAGATCCCCAAGACATCGAGTGAAACATAGTTACGAACTTCATCAGTAAGTTTGAAACCCTTTCCGATTTTGAAGAGGCTAACTGATTTTTGTCCGAAGCTAACATCACCCAATGGAATAGTTTCTGCTTCGTTAACCTTTGCAGGAGCAGCATCCGACATATTAACCATCGGCATAATTGCTTGCAATCCGTTAATGGATTGGTCTGAAGCGATGATGTTCGGATAGAACGGTGCTTGACGCATACCAAGAGTGATAGCAGCACGGATAATCTCCGGAACAATCCAACGGATATTCTGCTGAGGCATAGTAAAGATGTTCTGCATGGTATCAACCTTTGGATTGATGCCCACCTTTTCGAAGAGTTCATCCTGTGAAATTCCCCATTTACCCGTAACCAATTCTTCAAAGGTTACTTCTACAGGCTTCTTATCCTGTGAACCGGAACGAACAGCTTCCAAGCTTCTTACCATTTCCGGCAGCTCATTCATAAAGTCCTGAGCCTTCATTTTTGTAATATCAATCTTATTTTCCATAACTTTCTTTTCTCTTATTTAATGAGTACTTGGATTACCTCATTTGCCTCTTCTGCAGGATTGAGGGCAATGAACGGAGTTGAAATACCTTGATTAGCCTTAACGAAACGGTCGTTAAGCAATGCTCCATAGGGAGTTACATAGCCAGCTTCGATAGTTCCGTTTGATACCCAGTTACAAATCATATAACCTTCTACAGCCACGGTTACTTCTACTGGGAAGTTTCTTTGAGGCTGATAAGCCGGGTTAACGTTATCCGTTACTGCCACACCCAAGTAAACTTGAGTAGACGGGTCGGTACAAGGGTAGATCAAACCGTCTTCATTTAAAGCTACCGGCATACCTTGTACAATTTTCTCTCCAGCTTTAACATTGAAAGCCTGATGCAATTTGTGGGATTCACTCTTGTAAATCACCGCTCTCGGAGTTCTTTCCCCAAAGAGAGTAAGTTGCTGAGGATCGTTTACGATTTTCGTTGTTTCCATAATGCG